ATGGCGGCGCAGATCATGGCGGAGGTGGAACGGCAATCCGGGGCATCGGTGACGATCGAGACCGCGATCATGCAGAGGGTGCTGGAAGCCCATGTCCGCGAACAGCTCGACGCCCTCGCCGACCTTCAGGTCTCGCTTGCATGATGAGGATGACGACAACGACCTGACGGCCGACCTCGACCTCGGCTTCGACGGCGCCGAGGACCTGCTCCGGGTCTGGCGGCAGGGGCTGCGCCCCGATCCGAACCTGACCGTGTCGGAATGGGCGGATCAGCATCGCTGGCTGTCCTCGCGCGGCGCGGCCGAGCCGGGGCGGTATCGTACGGCCCGTGCGCCCTATCTGCGCGAGATCATGGATGCGCTGTCCCCCGGCCACCCGGCCCAGCGCATCACCTTCATGAAGGCCGCGCAGGTCGGGGCCACCGAGGCGGGCAACAACTGGATCGGCTTTGTCATCCACCACGCCCCGGGGCCGATGCTGGCGGTGCTGCCGAGCCTCGAACTGGCGAAGCGCACCTCGCGGGGCCGTCTTGACCCGCTGATCGCGGACAGCCCGGCGCTGCGCGAGCGAGTGAACCCGGCCCGCTCGCGCGATGCCGGGAACTCGATGTTGTCGAAGGAATTCCCCGGCGGCATCCTGGTGTTGACCGGGGCGAATTCCGCCACCGGCCTGCGGTCGATGCCTGCGCGCTATGTGTTTCTGGACGAGGTCGACGCCTATCCCGCCTCGGCCGACGAGGAAGGCGACCCCGTCACGCTGGCCGAGGCGCGGACAACGACCTTCTCGCACCGGCGCAAGGTGTTCATGGTCTCGACCCCGACGATCCGGGGGCTGAGCCGGATCGAGCGCGAGTTCGAGGCATCGGACCAGCGGCGCTACTTCGTGCCTTGTCCGCATTGCGGGGCGATGCAATGGCTGCAATTCGACCGCCTGCGCTGGGCGAAGGGGAAGCCGGAAACCGCCGCTTACCATTGCGAAGGCTGCGAACGCCCCATCGCCGAGCACCACAAGACGGAGATGCTGGCCATGGGTGAGTGGCGTGCAACATCCGTTTCGACAGACCCGAAAGCAATCGGCTTCCACCTCTCGGCGCTCTATTCGCCCTTGGGCTGGAAAAGCTGGTCCGACGTCGCGCGGGAATGGCTGGCGGCCCAAGGGTCGGAGGAGACGCTGCGCGCCGCGCGCAACACGCTTCTGGGCGAAACATGGGTCGAGAGCGGCGATGCGCCGGAATGGCGACGGCTGGCGGATCGGCGTGAATCCTGGAAGCCGGGCACTTTGCCAATAGCAGGCCTGTTCCTGACCGCGGGCGCTGACGTCCAGAAGGACCGGATCGAGGTCGATATCTGGGCCTGGGGCCGGGGCCTGGAGTCCTGGCTTGTCGATCACATCGTCATCCCGGGCGGCCCTGACGATCCGGCAGCCTGGGACAAGTTAACTGCCCTTCTCGTCAGGTCGTGGCAACATGCCAACGGCGCCTTCATGACTGTGGCGCGGCTTGGCATCGACACCGGTTACGAGGCCGCGGCAGTCTATGCTTGGTCGCGCAAGGTCGGCTTCGAACAGGTCGCACCCCTTAAAGGCCTGGAAGGCTTCAATCGGGCAACCCCGGTTTCTGGCCCGACCTATGTCGATGCCACCATCGGCGGGAAACGCCTGCGCCGCGGCGCGCGGCTCTGGTCTGTGGCCACGGCGACGTTCAAGGCGGAGACCTATCGGTTCATGCGGATCGAGCGGCCGAGTGATGAGGACCGCGCAACCGGGGCGCTCGACGCCCCCGGCACGATCCACCTTCCGGGCTGGGCAGACACCGAATGGCTGAAGCAGCTGGTGGCGGAACAGCTGGTCACCATCCGCAACAAGCGCGGCTACGCCCACCAGGAATGGCAGAAGATGCGCGAACGGAACGAGGCGCTGGACTGCCGGGTCTACGCCCGTGCCGCGGCGTGGATCCTCGGTGCCGACCGATGGGACGAGGCCACCTGGCGACGGCTGGAAGCGCAAGCGGGCGTGGAAACGCGCCTGCCGGTGGCGGTCGCCGCGGCCTCCGCACCACCCGACCCGGCCCAACCCAAGGCCGGAACCCTGACGACGCCGCGCCGGAAACGGCGGGCCTACACTCCGAACTTCATGAGGGACTGATGGATCTCGACCGCATGCAGGCCCTGCTGACCGCGCTGCAGGAAGCCCGCTTCGCCGGGCTGCGCAGCGTCAGCTACGACGGCAAGACCGTGACCTATGGCTCGGACGCTGAACTGGCCGCGGCGATCCGGGATCTGGAGGGCCGCATTGCCACCGCCTCGGCCACGCCGCGCCGCCGCCGCTGGGGCACTGTCGCGACGAAGGGGCTGTGACCATGGTGCTCGACGCCTTCCGCGCCCGGCTTGGTTCGATCATCGGCGGGTTCGACGCAGCGCAATCCCACCGGCGCATGCGCGGGTTCCGGGCCACCCGCGCCCATGTGAACACGCTGATCGCCTCCTCGGGCGAGACGATCACCGCCCGGGCCCGCTGGCTGGTGCGCAACAACGGCTATGCCGCCAATGCGGTCGATGCCTTCGCGAACCACGTCGTCGGCGACGGTATCAAGCCTTCGTCGAAGGTCGCGGACGCGGCGAAGAAGGAGGAGCTGCAGAAACTCTGGCTGGCCTGGACCGACGAGGCCGATGCGGAAGGGCTGACGGACTTCTTCGGTCTGCAGCGCCGGGCGGCGCGCGAGGTGTTTCTGGCAGGCGAAGTCTTCCTGCGGATCCGCTCGCGGCGGGTAGAGGACGGGCTGACCGTTCCAATCCAGCTGCAGATGCTGCCTTCGGAAATGTTGCCCCAGGACATGACCCGCGTCCTGCCCGGGGCGGGATCGATCCGGCAGGGCATCGAGTTCGACGGGATCGGGCGGCGTGTGGCCTACCATTTCCTGCGCCGCCATCCGGGCGACCTGACCGATCCGGGCCTCGCTGGTGAAACGGTGCGGGTGCCCGCGTCCGAGGTCATCCACATCCTCGACCCGGTCGAGGCAGGGCAGCTGCGCGGCGTGTCACGCTTCGCGGCGGCCGTCGTGAAGCTGTTCACCCTCGATCTCTATGACGATGCGGAGCTGGAGCGGAAGAAGACGGCGGCGATGTTCGCGATGTTCATCACCTCGCCCGCCCCGGAAACCGCCCTCGATCCCGCCGAGGACGATCTGGAGGTGGAACCGGGCCAGGTGGTGCGGCTCGACCCGGGCGAGGATGTCACCACGCCAGCGACGCCAGACTCGGGCAGCACCTACGAACCCTTCCAGTATCGCACGCTCCTGCAGATCGGCGCCGCGCTGGGTGTGCCCTATGGCTACCTGACCGGCGACACGGCGAAAGGGAACTTCTCCAACACCCGGATCGCGCTCGTCGACTTCCGCCGCCGCATCTCGGCCTTCCAGCATTCGGTCATGGTCTATCAGCTGTGCCGTGCCGTCTGGACCCGCTGGATGGACATGGCTGTGCTGGCGGGTGCCATCGATCTGCCCGGCTATGCCACCGACCGGCGCGCTTACCTCGCCTGTGACTGGCTTCCGACCAAGTGGGACTGGATCGACCCGGCCAAGGATGCCGCGGCGGAGATCCTGCAGATCGAAGCAGGCCTGAAATCCCGCACGCAGGCCATCGCCGAGCGGGGCTACGACGCCGAACAGGTGGACCGGGAAATCGCGGCAGAGCGGAAACGCGAAGCGGACCTCGGGCTCGACTTCCGGCGGCCGGGGTCCCCGGCGCAAGCGGCAGGTGGCAGCGCGGGGGCGGGCGATACCGAGGGCCAAGGGCGGGATCAGCAGGACGACGGCAATAAGGAAGAGGATGGCGAGGACCAGGAGCCCCGGCCCGCGGAGGAAGGATGATGCATCACACCCAGATCGCCCAGCGCGTGTTCAACGCGCCCCTGATGGTCGATCCCGCCAAGGCGCTGGCCTTCCTGACGGGGCTTGGCCCCCGTATCGCGGGGCGGGAAATCAGCGTCGAGGGGGTGGAAATCGCGGCGGAAGCGCTGGATACCGCCAGCCTGCCCGCCCGGGCGTCGTTGTTCGGTGACGACCTGACCAACCGGCAGGCGCGCAACGGTAGCCAGCCCTTCGCCGTGGTGGACGGGATCGCCGTCATCGAGATTTCGGGCACGCTGGTGCATCGCGGGGCCTGGATCGGACAATCCTCTGGCCTGACCTCTTACGAGGGCATCGCGGCTCAGCTGCAGGCGGCGCTGGCCGATCCCGCCATCCGCGGCATTGCCCTCGACATCGACAGCTTCGGTGGTGAGGTGGCAGGCGCCTTTGACCTCGCCGACCGCATCCGCGCAGCGCGGCAGGTCAAGCCAGTGCAGGCCTTCGTCGCCGATCACGCGCTCTCGGCCGCCTATGCGCTGGCCTCCCAGGCCGACCGCATCATCCTGCCTCGAACGGGGGCCGTCGGCAGCATCGGCGTTGTGGCCATGCACAGCGACATGAGCGGGGCGCTGGATCAGAAGGGCATCGCCGTCACGATGATCCATGCCGGGGCCCGTAAGGTCGATGCAAACCCCTACCAGCCCCTGCCCGAGGCCGTCCGCGCCCGGATCGCAGGCGAGTTGGAAGACCTGCGCCAGCTCTTCGCCGAAACCGTCGCCGAAGGTCGCGGGCGCCGCCTCGACACATTGCAGGCGCTGGGCACCGAAGCCGCCGTCTTCCGCGGCGAGGCAGCGGTCTTCGCCGGTCTTGCCGACGAGGTGGCCGATCCCGTCACCGCCTTCTGCGCTTTCGCCGCCTCACCCCGCGGCACAACCACCCTCAAATCCAACCCCAAGGGAAAGGGCCCACTGATGACCACCGCCCCCGAAGAAAATGCGCAGCCTGCGGCCGCGCCCGCTGCCAGCGCCCCGCCGGAACCGGCCCCGACCGCGCCAGTCGCGACGCCGCAGACGGAAGCGACACCCTCGGTCGAGGCAATCCGCGCCGAGGCGGCGGAGGTCGCGCAGGTCTGCGCGCAGGCAGCCCGGCTTGGTGTGCAGATCGATGCCGCCGATGCCGTCGCCAAGGGCGTGAAGCCTGAAGCGCTGCGCGCCAAGGTGCTGGCCGATCTCGCTGCGCGCAGCGATGCCGCTGGCATCATCGCAACGGCTTCCGCACCCGGGGCCAAGGAAAGCCCCATCGTCGCGGCTGCAAAGAAATCCGCCGCCGCCTCGCGCTGATCCCGGCGCTCCCCATCCCCCAACATCCTGGAGACTGAACCATGCCCGTCCTGACGGAGCCGCCCAGCATGGGCGATGTCCTCAAATATGAGGTCAACCCGAACTACACCCGCGAGGTGGTGACGCTGCTCGCAGGCACGCCCTATCCCGTCGGCGCCGTCCTCGGCCGCATCACGGCCAGCGGCAAGTACACCCTGTCGCCCGCGACCGGGGCCGACGGATCGCAGGTTGCAACGGCCGTCCTTCTTTACGCCGTCGACGCCACGCTGGCCGATGCCACGGGCATTGTGCTGGTCCGCGGTCCCTCGATCGTGTCGCGCGCGGCCCTCGCCTACGAGGCGACGGTCAACGACGCGGCCAAGATCGCCGCCAAGATCACCCAGTTAGCCGCTGTCGGCATCATCGCCCGTGATGGCGTCTGACGCTGCCCACCCGGCCACGCCCATCCCTTCATCCCCGGAGCATCCCCATGACCCTCGTCCGCAATCCCTTCGACGCTGGCGGCTATTCGCTGGCCGAGATGACGCAGGCCATCAACATCCTGCCCAACCTCTACACCCGCCTCGC